TCGATGCGCGCAAAGGCATTGGAAAGCGCCTTGCTGAATCCCTTGAACACCGCCTGGATACGGTACACCACGCGGGAAACCGTGGTCACAAGCCCCACCAGTCCGGCGGCCTTGATTTGCGTGGCCAGTTCGCCCCGGATTTCTCCGCTGCCGTCCTTGAGCGTCTGGAACACGGAAAGCACGCCCTTGACCGTCAACGTGATCTTGTTCCAGCATTCGTGCAGGTAATCCGCCATACCGCCGAAGTTGGTACGGTATGCGGCATAAAGCAGCCCCAGCACGGCAATGGCGGCATATATCGGCGCGCCAAGGCCAAGCAGCGCCGTTTTCAGCGGCAGCAGGGCCTTGCCCAGCATGGCGGGCAAAGCCGAAAAGAACCACATGGACGCGGAAAGCGCCGTCAGCACCACCAGCGCCGTGCCCATGGCCCCGGCCAGTTGCAGCAACCATTGTCCTGCCCTGGTCTCGGCTGCGGCCCGCAGCATGTCCACAAATACGCCCAGCTTCTCCGCCGCCCAGCCGATGGACGGCAGAAAGGCGTTGCCCACAGATATGGCAAGATTCGTCAGCTTGTTGGACAGAAGTTGCAGCGTGTTGGCAACGGTCTTGCTGCGTGTGTCGAACTCCGCCTGCATGGAACCGGCGTAGTTGGCCTTGTCCCCCACAAGCTCGAACGCCTGAGAGAGATTGCCCATGTTCTGCAGAAGCGGCGCGATACTGCCCAGCGCCTCCTGCCCGAACATGGTTGTGAGCAGCGACATTTGCAGTTCTTTGGGCTTGGCCGCTATGGCTTCAAGGACCTTGAAAATCGTTCCCTGCGCATCGGTCTGCATGTCCTTTGCCAGTTGCGTGGCGGACAGGCCGATGGACGCAAAGGCGGCGGCCTGGTCCTTGCTCATGGCCGTGCCCTTGACCAGCGTGGTGGTGAAGCTCTTGAGCGCCGTCGCCGCCACTTCCGGGCTGGCCCCGGCGGAAAGGAAGGCCGCGCCGAGCGCCGCCACCTTCGTTTCCGACAGGCCGCAGACCATGGCCACCGCGCCCACGCGCTGGATGACTTCACCCAGCGCCGGAGCCGTCGCGTTCATGTTGTTGGAAAGGTGGTTCACCGCGTCGGCCAAGGAATAAACCTGCGGCAATGTCAGATTCATACCCGCGCGCCAGTCGGACATCATCTTGCCCGCCTGATCGCCCGTAAGGTCGAAGGCCACGCCCATTTTCGCGGCCTGTTCCGCGAACTCAGCAAGGTCCTGCTTGGCCACCCCGGACTGCCCGGCTGCGGCAATAATGGCCGCTATGCCGTCCGCCGCCATGGGAATGCGTCCGGCCATATCCATGACCGTCTTGTTCATGGCCTGAAATTCGGACTGCGTCTCGAAGTTGACCACCTTCGCCACGTCGGCCATGGCCGATTCAAAGGCCATGGCCTTGCTCGCCGCCATGCCGAACGCCCCCAGCATGACTCCGGCGGCAAGCGCCACCGGAGCCATGGCCAGGGCAAGATTGCCCATGCGCTGTCCCAGCGTCGCCACGCCGCCTTCCACGCTTCGCATGGCGCGCCGTACCCGGTCCAGAGGGCCGGAAATCATGTCCACCAGGGACAACGTGGCAAATACGCTGAAAACTTCCATCTTACTTCTTCCGCGCGGAACTTCCGCGCCTGTTGCCGTGAATCATGCGGGCCAGCGTGGTGAAATAGCGCTCTTCCATCCACGCAGCCTGACCTACCTGTGCCCGCCATTCGGTAATGTCCTCAGACGGGGCACAGTGCAGCCAGTGAAGAATCAGCGCGTCCCCCTGCCCGAAGGCATCCGGGGGCGGCGCTAGTTTCCCAGTTCGGCGGAAATGCCCACGCCCTTGATGATGGCCGTGGCAAAGCTGGTGGCGATGCCGGGATACTCTTCCATGGCGTCCGTGAGCGCCTGCTTGTCGTCGGGATGAACGCAATCCAGCACCAAATTGCGGGACGCCTGCCCGGCGTTTTTCGCCGCCTTGTCCTGCAAACGCTGGATTTGCAGCTTGGTGGGCTTGGCAAAGCGGAAGGAAAGGGTCACGTCCTGCGCCTCTTCCGCGTTTTCCCCGGACCACGGGTCGGAAAAGGTGTGCGAGAAGGAAACATACTTGCGGTTTTCAAGCTGAGACATGGAAAACTCCTTGATGTTGCTGCGGGCGGGATTGCCCGTGTTTCCTCCAGCATGGCACAAAACAAAGGAGCGCGCCCGGAAAGGACGCGCTCCATGCGAACAGTTTTTGAACGGAAAATCAGGCCAGGGACGACGTTTCCTTCTTGGCTGCCGTGCCGTTCCACAGGATAGGCTCCAGGATAGTGAACTCACAGGAAATGGGGCTGGCGTTGTCGTCGCCCTGGGAGGCCCCGCCGCCGTCGAACTTCGTAATCTTGCAGCTTTTCAAGGTGTCCACCACCGTGCCCATGTCGTTGTTGGCATAGGCCACAATGATGGTGAACGGCGTGTGGTCATACAGACCGCCGTTGCCCAGCAGGCTTTTCTTGAAGATTTCCCATTCGTCACGGTCCAGCACCATGGAGCCGGAAGCCTCATAGTTGCCACGGCCCCAGCCGCGCGGCACGGCACCGCGTCCGTAACGCGCTTCAATACTTTGACCGTCGGAATACTTGATTTCCGTAATGCCCACGGCTTCCCCGCTGGGCAGCACGACGTGCATGTCTTCCCAGTCGTAGTTGCGTCCGTTGATTGCCATGATGCCCCCTTATGCGGCCATGCGCGGGTCGAAGGTGGAACCCGCGTACACATAGCGCGGGTAGAGCTTGATCTGGCGGATGATGCCAATGCCTATCAGGGTAATGTCCACGGCTACGCCGTTGTTGGCTATGTCCTGACCGGAGGCAATGTCCACCACATACGCCGCAAGCTCCCTGGGGTTGGCCTTGACCATGGTATCCAAGGCGTTTTCAAGGCTGGCCTGCAAATACGCCAGTCCCGTGGCGGAATCCGGGCGCAGCGGGTCCCCGGCTTCGTCGTACATGCTCTTGAGCGCCGCCACGCGCATGAGCCGCACGGCCTTGAACACCGTGCGCAGCACTTCCTCGTAGCGGTAATCGCTGGTGGCGTCCGCCATGGTGCGGGAATCGCCCCAATACACACCGTCAAGCCCGGCGTATTTCTTCGCCGTCAGATATCCGGCATCTTCCAGCGTGCTCTGCACGGCTTCCCATCCTTCCGGCAGGGAAAGCTGCGATACCGGTCCGTCCTTCACGCGGCCCGTGGCCCGCTGCACGGGAATGGACATCACGCGCCCGGCCTGCAAACCGCCCGCGTTGCGCAGCCGGCTGGCTCCCGTGCTGTCCGTGACTTCTCCGTACTGGCAGCAGACGGTAACGAACCGACCGGCAAAGCCCTGTTTCTCCGCCAGCAGATATGCGGCAAAGTCGTTCAGGTCTTCACCGTCGCGCGGAAGGCGCGTCTCCATCTTGAAGTACGTCGGGCGTTGCAGGTTCCACAGTTCTTCCGCCTTGGTCTGCGCCGCTGTCCAGTCCACGGAATCCGTCTCCCCGGCGATATGGACAAATTCCACATCATACAGGGCAAGCGGGCTTTCCAGGGCGTCCATCACGTCCATGATGGACGGAGTGGGAGCCAGCAGGCGGCATTCGTAGGTGGTGCCCGCCGTATAGCTCCCGTCCGGGAACGTCACGGTCACGCCGAAATCCGAAAGCGTCAGCTTCCCATCCACAGGGATAGTACGCTCACGCTCGAAATTATCCCCGCCGTCCGTGGAAATCTGATAAGTGCCCGTGTTCAGGCCGCCGCCTTTGACAATCTGGATCACCAGCTCAGCCCCGGCCAGCACGCCGCCTTTCTCCGCCGCAACCGTCACCTGCGGACTGTCTTCATCGCCCACACGGCTGACCGGACCCACGGCGCAGCGTACCGTCACGACGTATTCCGCGTCGGCTTCCAGCTCCGCGTCCTCCGGGAATACCAGCGTGGCTCCGGTCGCGTCTTCACTGGTGCCGATGACTACCTGTTCGGAAGAGGGGCTTGCTTCTCCGAAGGTTTTTCCGCCGTCTGTGCTGATCTTCAGCGTGGCCGTACCGATGGCGCCGGGTGTTTCGACCTTTACCACGATATCCGCATTCTTCGCCGCCACACCGGAGACCTGGGGCGTCACCTCGCTCCCTGTGACCACGGCATCGCTGATGTAGCCCGCCTGCTGCCCCTGTACGGGCACGGCCACGATGACAGGTTCCTGCCCGCCCGTGACAAGCATGTCCCGTACATGCTCCACCAACGGCCCCGTGCCCAGCATATCTTCAAGGTTAGTGCGCTTGCCGATGAGATACGCCTTGCCCACGGTTCCCTTGGAGCATACGCCCGCCACAATGGCCTTGCCGTCCACGCCGCCCGGCGCAAGCCCGGACGTGCCGTCTATAAGATAGGTAAGTACGTCGCCCATAGTTACCTCCGTCCGCCACCGATACGGCGGTATTTCAGCTCTTCCAGTGCCGCGCGGTATGCCGCATCGCTTACCAGCTTGTCGTCCGTCCAGTCCATAAAGCGCAGAAGCGCCGCCTGCTGCCACGAAGGCACACGGTGCCGGTCCGCCAGAACGGAAAGACTTTCCAGCGCCGGTCCGACGTTTTTCTTGGCAGACGCCACATCTTTTTCCGTATCAGCGGGCGCTTCCGTCGCTTCCATTGTTTCCGGCGTCTGCTCCCGCGCTTCTTCGACATGCTCTTCCTCCCTTTCGGGAACAGTCTGTTCCATTGTCTGCTCCGTGGTCATCCCGACTTCGGGAGCCTGGACTTCCTCGTTCATCTTCTTTTTCGTAGCCATTCCGGCCTCCTTATGCTTTTCTGATATGAGGATTGATAGTAAAGGATGGGATCAGGTCCTCCCTTTCCTCCGTGGTGATGCGTCCGGTGAATGTCAGTACAAAAAGGCGGCTCGCCCTGGTGAAAACTTCTATGACCGCATCCCCCACGCGCTTGTCCGGCGGGCGGGAAAACGTCGCCTTCCGCACTTGGATTTTTACCCAGTTGCCCCGGCTGTCGTTGCCGCCGCGCGGAAGCGCCGCAACAAACGCATAGGAAAAACGCTCCAGCCATTCCCGGTCTTCACTCAGCACGTTGACGTTTACCGGCAGTTCCACCACATACAGCTCCCGCTTGCGCACCAGCATCAGCTTTTCCGTGCCGTCCTCGCCTTTCACCGTCTCCCGGCTCACCCCCAGCTTGCGCCCTGTGCGTGTGTACTTTTCCGGCAGGAACTGCATTTCCACGCGAGGACGGTCTATGGTCAAATTGTCCTTTTTCACCGCCGCCATGACGCGGCCTTCCGGCAAGCCCGCCGCCAGCGCCGCTCGCGTAATGACTTCCGTTGCAAATGCCTGCATTCGTGTTCCTCCTACCGGGAGAAGGCGTTTTTCATGAAATCGGCCATGACCGCGCGAACCTCGTCCATATCTTTTTCAGAAACGCCAAGGTACGGACGGGCCGGAATGTCCGATCCCGGATGATTGACCTTCTTCCGCACGATTCCTCCGAAAGCCAGCGCCTTCTTGCGTTTGGGCCTGATAACGTGCGGGGATGTTTTGCCACCTTTCTGATGAATGCGTGCGTAAGGAAGATTGCTGCCCACCATGACTCTGTCCGGCAGTGCAAGGTAATCCAGGGAGTCACGAAGCGCGCTGCTGTCATCCAGCGTCTTGCCGCCTTCCTCGCGTGCCCGTGCCGAGGGCTCCCATTTTTTGCCTTCCGGGTCTTCTTCCGCGTCAAAGCGTTCATGCGTGCCGGACAAAAGCGTGTCGCCCACCAATTCCATAAGCGCCAGCCGCCGTGATTCCAGTCCGCGGCCCGCCGTTTCCAATGCCCGGTCAAGGCCGCCCCAGTTCAGGGAAACGCCGTTGCGCGCCGCCATCACAGCCCCCGCAAATCAAACAGCGGCGGGCGACTCACCACGGCAAAGGTGGGGTCTTCCCGGTCCGGGTTCGCTTCCGAAAGCGGCAGCTTCTGTTTGCCGGAAACAATGTCTTCCAGAAGGTCCGTGCAATACTTCCACTGTTTTTGCAGGGGAATCCACTCGTTGTCCCCGCTTTCCTCCGTATCCACCAGGGACGTGATACCTTCCACTACGCGGTACGCGCTGATGACGGCGGTGATGTAACGCACCAGTTCCGGCACATACGGCCAGGGTTGCGGATAGCGATAGGAAAGCGCGTCGCTTACCTCCCCGGATACGGCTTCGATGGTGCGCTCCACAAGGCCGGGGTTTTGCTCCTCGCAGGCCGCCACATATTTTGCGTGCAGCAGGTCGATGATATGTTCTCTACGGCATAACAGCATCGGATCTCCTCATGGAGGGGAAGCGGAAAGCGGACATACCCTTTCCTCGCGTTTTGGAATAGTTTTAGAATAGTCTAAAAACTTTCTCCTTCCCCACGCCCGCCCCGGAAAGAAAAACGCCTCTCCGGGGCGCTCAGGGCGTTTTCTCGCTAATCGACCACTATCGCCTTGCAGCTCGCCCGCGAAGGACGCGCCGGAAGAGGCTTCGCCTGTCCGATGAGCATGATGCCGCTGTCGTCCTGGCGGGGCACAGGCACAATATGCAGCGGCGTGGCCGCGTTGTTGGCCGAAATGGAGTCAATGGCGCAGTACCATACTTTGCCGGGCTGATTCTTCGCCACTGCCAGCAGGGTCTTGGGCTCCAGCTTGGGCAGCCATTCCCCGTCGTCTTCCGGGTTCGGATACGTTTCATCCATGAAGCGGATGGTGTAACCGCCCACTTCCGCGCGCCCGTCTTTCAGCTCCAGGCGGTACGGCTTGCTTTCCGCCGTGGACGTGTACTTCTCCACAATGTCCAGCAGCACGGCTGCCACGTCAGGACCGGCCCAGAACTCTACGCTTCCGCCAAGCCCGGCGTGTTTCACTTCCTGCTCCATGCCTCGCAGCAGTCGGTACACGTCCGAAACTTTGGAAGAGGTCGTCAGCTTCGCGGCAGGTTCAAAGGAAAGCAGCGGGCCGTAGTCGATTTCATAGACTTCACGGCGTCCGCCTTCCATGTCCACGGGCCAGGTCAGTTTGCCCGTGGATGCCACCACGGAACACATACCCTCAACGGTATTGCGCACGGTCTGGCGGATCTGATCCACCTTGCGCGTGCGCCAGGCCGTCAGCGCCGCCTTGTTCCCGAAAAGCACGCGCAAGTCGTTCAGCTCGCTGGCTGATACCGGAATCTGCACCTTGATGGGCAGCGGGGCCACGAACTCCATGTCCACGCTTTCGCCCTTCAACGAAACGGGCGTACCGTCACGCCGCACCACCGGAACCGACTGCACCACGGCTTTCAGCTCGGAAATACCGATAAGCGGCAGCGGATGCGTGGGTCTGTCTTTGAAAAGATTGTCCATGACCGTGGTTTCCAGCGGCGGCAGCGACTCCAGCGATGCCGCAATGGCATCCGGCGTAAAAAGTCCTTTCAGATGCGCAAGCATAATGATTCCTTTCTGTTAGACTGTTTTAGACTACACGGCGAACACGCCGCGCCGCGCAAGGGAGGCAAGCTGGCCATTGGTAGGAACCTGGCCGTCCCCGGTCTTCAGAACACGCGCCTTGACCGTGCCGTGTACCACGCACGCGGCGGATTTCTCTCCGTTTTTCCCGGTGGGGTCGCAGGGCAGGTCCACCACGGCGCACGGCTCCGCCGTGTCCGCATACTTGAAAGGCGTGTACAGCACGTCGGACAGAACCAGCGTAACGGTAAGCGTATCCCCGGAAGAGGGCGAACCTTCCGGCGTCACGCCGTACTCCGAAAGCGTGGCCGACTGCCCCGAAAGTTTCCATTCCGAGTCGTAGGAAAAAACATAGGTGCCGACCTTGCTCCCTACCTTGGCCGCAAAAGTCGCGGCATCGACGCTGGCTCCCGTCACGCCGCTGCTTTCTTCCCCTATGGCGGCGCTCGCACCGTACACGTCCACGGCTTTCAGCAGCGTGCCCACGGCAAGGGAGGCCGTCACGTCTTCCGAAAGCGGCAGATGATGGATGATCGCGGGATGGTTGTCCGTGGCGGCCCGTTCGCCGCCGAAACTGAATGTTCCAAGATGCCCTTCATTCATGGCGTATCCTCCTACAGTTTGGCCGCCATCTTGGCGTAATCAAAGCCGGGTTCGCCGCCTGTATGGGACGGAGGCGCGGAAAAGTCGAAAGCCCGTTCATCCACGGGGCGTGCTTCCAGTTCGCGGAAATAGCGTTCTTCCATGCTCAGGCTTTCCGTTTTTCCGTCCGGGGCCGCAAAGTCCACGGTTCCCGTCTGCGTCGCCAGCTTGGCCGCAAAGTCCAGAACGGAGGCTTTTTCGGCGGGCTTCACCTTCCCGGCTTTCACCAGCTCGGAAACGCGCGCCTCCCGACGCTCGCCTTCCACCTTTTCTCGGTAGGCGGCAAAGTCCGCGTGCGCCTGGTTCGCCTTCTTTTCCGCGTCGGCTTTGGCGCTTTCGGCCTTTTCCTTATCCTGTTTGCTGCTTTCAGCCTGCTTTTTCAGGCTCGCGTTTTCCGCTTTCAGCGTCTCAAGCTGCGCCGTGAGCTGACCCACCTGCCGTTGCAGTTCCTCAATACTCATGCTGTCTCCTTCGCCGCGCGGGGCGGCAAATTCCACGGTTATGGCGTCGCCGCCGTCTGCAAATTCCACAGCGGCCAGCCCGTCTATGGCCGGTTGCGCCGCTCCCAGAAGCGCCACATGCCGCAGGCTCACCCGGTCCGGCATCAGACTCATGCTCACATGCCGGTAGCGCCCCCTAGCCACCAGGTCCCGAACTTCGTCCGGCACCTGGGAGAAGCTGGCGTACAGCCTGCCGCCTTCGCTTTTCAGCCGGTCCACCCAGCCGAAGGCCGGAGCCCTGTCGCTTTGCGGATGCCCGAAACAGAGCGGCGCGTCCCGTTTTTGCGGATCGTAACTCCGCGCTATGGCGTCCAGGTCTCCCGCCGTAAACGTCTGTTCGCGCCCGGAGCTGTCCGTAAATGTCCCCGTGCGGGCTATCTCGATCCATTTGTTGTCCATGAAAAAAAGCCCCTGTTTCCGTCACTATGACAGGAAAGCAGGGGCTCCGCCCGGAAAGGGCGCGTTCCATGCGAACTATTTTCAGACGCCTTCCGCGTCGTCTTTTCCGCACGATAAATGAGAATACTAGAAAGAATTTGATGGACAACAAAAAAGCCGCCTTTCGGCGGCTCTCCAACGCACTAGACTATTACCCAGCTACCATCCCAGGAAAAACTTTCAAAAGACTCTCTTTCCAGGGCTGGACCAGGCGGCGGCAGGACAAGCCCGCACTTGCCTGATGCTTTGTGTACGGCGCAAAGCACATAGCCATCATCTCGATTTTCTTTATCGGAATAGACGGCCCCTTCAATAATGAAAGTATCCGGTGTTTCCGCAAAAGTATTGCCGACCCAGAGCTTGGGATAGTCCGCATCTATATCTTGCGACAATCGCTGTCGAACAAGGTCTTTTGCTTCTGTTTCAGTCATGGCTTATTCCTTGCTGGCTACTTGTGCCCAGTCCATATCTTGATTCAGCTCCAGGTCATCCATCCTGTACCAGGAATAACCAAAACTCCTGTGTGCCTTGCCGAGTGTCTCATCACCGATTTTACCCGTTTGCGGATCCATGAAAACCAGCTTGCCGTTTATCTTTTCGCAAACCGTCGTGTGTCCGCTGCGACTTTTTCCCGGCCACGCCCATATTATGCCTACCCTTGCGCCATCTGGCAAGTCTTTCAGAGCCTTGAGCAAGTCCGTTTTATTCAAAACCGGATGCCTTCCCCAGACCCCTTTGACCTGCGGAGAATCGAAGCACTCATAGCCATAAAGGCAGGCATTTGCCTTCCCGTCATACTGGTTTCGTTTTGGCATAGCCGTTACAGGATATCCCCGCCGTCGTAATTCATAGACCGGAACACAGCGCTGACAGTTGATTTGATATGCCGTATCCACATGAAAATTGGGGTTCGCCTTTTCCGCCGCTTCCCTGTAGTCCATAGGCGGACCTTTCCTGATTCCGAGGGCTTTTTCCACGGTATCGGAAGTTGTCGAAGCCGGGCCGCGCTGTTCCGCATAGCTCTTTTTGTTCAGGTCCGGGTACTTTTTGAGGTCCAGGCCGTCCAGCCAGTCCATGCCCGGATTGCCACGGAAGCCCTTGTCCGCACCGGGAAAATGCACGAAATACTCATAGCCGGTCTTCGGGTCCTTCCAGACGCCGGATTTCGGCATCTCCTTCTGTACCGTCAGACCGCGCTTTTCCACTTGCCTGGAAGAAAGCGTCACCACATGACAATGACAACGGAAGCCGTTGGGCGGGTAGTTCGTTTTCCAGAACTCGTGATCCACGGGATAGACAAGCCGGTGCAGAATGGCATGGCTTGGCCGGGTACGGACCATGCGCGCCACATATTGCAGATAGGGGCGGGACGCCTTGACCGCCTGAATCTTTTTCCAGCGTCCGGCGGCGTATGCCGACTGCATATTGGTTCGGAATATGAGTTCTACGCGCCGGTCGTGCCAACCTTCCGCGCGTATGGCATCCGTGATGCGTTCCCGGAAAGAGTCCAGTGTTTCCCCGTTTTCAAGCGCGGCCTGGATGCCGTCGCTCACCAGTTGCACCAGGTCACGCCGTGCCAGTCCTGTGACATAGAACGCGCGTTGTCTCGCGCCTTCCGTCAATGCCCTGGCTTCCGCATCCGTCAGTTTGGCTCGTTGCTTCCACCAGGCTATGGCGGCTTCCGGCGTGACGCCTTCGTCAATGATTTCCCAGCCCGGCAGCTTCATGCGTCATCCTCTTCCTCTTCTCCACGCACGGCTCCCGCACCGTGTCCGGCAGCCGCCGTCATGGCGCGGGCCAGGAACCTTTCCAGCTCGTCCGGCTTCATGGAGGGGGCCAGCAGTTCCGCCAGAGCTTCTTCCAGCTCGTCGAAACTCTTTGCCTCCCTGACCGCATTCTCAACTTCCGTGACAAAATCCGTGCTGGCACGGAGCGTGGAGGGCAACAACTTCCCTATGGCCGCGTCAAGCTCTTTCTGAGCCTTGTCGGCCAGTGTTTCCCTGTCCGCCGGAGCTGAAAAATCCGCGTTTCCCTCCATCGGCGGCTTGGCTTCCTCCTCAAGCGTGAACTCCTCCGGCTTGAGGCCAAAACGACCGGTGAAGTATTCCCGCGTGAACTTCGCGCCCATTTCCCGGATTTTCTTGCCAAGGTCAGCCTGCACGTTCAAATCTTCGGGTTCGTCATACTCTGCCAGTGGCGCAAAAACGCCAGGCCCTGCGTTGACCTGAGCATACAGCCAGGCGATCTCGTTCCAGGCGTCCGTGACCATGGCCTTGTCCGCGTCCGCCAGGTCATCGGCCACACTCTTGTGCGCTTCCGTGGCCGCCAGACTGTTCTTGCCGTCGGTTTCAATGGTCAGCGTCTGCCCCATGAGAACCTTGCTGATAGCCCTGTCCTGCCTGGCCAGAAAGTCCTCATGAATCGCACCCTGCGTCTGCCCGGCACTCTCCAGTTTGACATTCGCCCCGTGCGGGATGACGGCCACGGCATCCTGCACCATGCGTGAAAGCCCGCGCGCCATGTCCCGCTTTTCCGGCTCTTTTGCCTGCGCCGGGGCCTCGCCTACCACCCAGGGCATCCCGTGCCGTTCCACAAAGCGGGCGTAAAACGTGAG